ACATTAAATCTCCAATGTTGGTAATTCGCCTAATGGTCTGGATTGAACACCATCTGTTGTAGTGTATGTGTATAAAGTTTCTAAAGCTGGTGTATCACTTGCATTTGTAATTTGAGTTTCCATACTTGCTTGTTTAGTTCTAACTGCATCTCTGTGAGTAGATATAGAACTAGGTATAGCAGTAGATTTTTCTGTGTTTCTTGTAATGTACCAATCTGTTCTAGCAAGTTCATTAGCTACTTGTGATTTTAAATTTTGTATTAAATTATATTTTAATCCTCTAACAGCAACTTCTCCTTCAGTACCTAATCCATCTGTTTCATCTTGTGCTGTAAATAAAGTATCTGCGTGTGCTTTAGCAGTAGCTGATCCATAACTAGCTGTTGCAGTATTATCTGCAAAAGCAAAAGTTTGATTTGTGTTTATATACCATTGTTCATCTTTTTTATTACTATTATCAAAAACTATTTCATAAATTCCAATGGCTTCTCTTTCTGCGTTACTCCATCTAAAAGAAAATATATTTCTTGAATAACGAGTATCTCCAATAACCATTCCTTTTGGATTATTAATTGTTTTTACTATTGTGTTATCTTCTATTAATGCCCACATATTTTAACTTTCACTTAAATTTAATGTTCTACCAACTTCTTGCCAAATTGCACCATTGTATCTAAAGACAAAAATGTCAGTTTTTGCATCTGTGTCTGTTGTAGTAGGTTCTGTACTTGCCGCAAATTCAAATACTGTGTTCCAAGCAATAGTGTGCGCTCCGTTATAATTAATTTCTAAACAAATAAAAGCACCCTCCACTCCATTACTTGGTGCAGAAAATGTAGTGTTCTCCGTAGTGATATGTACTGCGTTTGATTTTGCTTGTGCGTCCCATGCTACTGCATTTGATGATGATGTAATTGCTTGTTGTGGAACATAAGCCATATCATTAAATTTAATTGCTCCTGTTCCATTTGTTGTAAAATCCATAGCACCATTCGCTCCATCTGTAATTTGAATTGTTCCAGAGTTAGTTCCGCTATTTGTATTTAAAATTAAATCGGTTGCTCCACCAGTTGTTACAGTTAAAGTTCCAGCACCATTTGAAGTTAAAGTTGCCGCCGCCGCCGCATCTCCTACTGATACAGTATCTCCAGCAAGAACTACATCTCCTGTTCCTTTTGGAGTTAAAGTAATACCAATATTAGTATCAGTACCAGTTGCAGATAATACAGGTGATCCACCTGTTGCTGCATTTGCTATTGTAAATTCATTAACAGCACTTCCTGTTTCTGAAAATTTTAATAATTCTAAAGTTCCATCTCCAAAGGCTTGTCCATTAACATCTAACATTCCACCTAATTGAGGAGAAGTATCTCCAACTAAATCAGCAACAACTGTACTATCTGACCAATCAACTGTGTTAGCTGTTGTGTTAATAGTTCCTAAAGTAATATCGTTTGTTCCGTCATAAAATGTTAAAATATGGGCAGTTGCTCCACCAGCTGTATTTAACCAAATCGTTCCAGCTACTGCTCCACTCGGCCGAGATGATCCTGAATTACAAGTATTAATAGCAGACAAAACATTGTTTATGTCTGTTCTAACTGTCGGAAATGATGCGTTTGCTATGTTATAATCGTGTTGTGCCATAATTGTTTTATACTCCTTTTATATCAATATATCAATATATCAATAGCCCTTCGATATGTAATCAAATACTTTTGATACTGCTGTTCCACTTGAATTTTTAAAGGTTACATTAAACGAATTAATAGTTTTTGTATCTACCAAGAAAAAATCCCCAGTTGCCATTCCTTGTCCTGTAATCCCAACTGCATAATTAACAGTTTTATAAGGATTTGTAAATGTAACAGTTTTAGCACCAGCACCAGAAGTTATATCATTTCCACTAAATATTCTATCTTCCATATCTATTGTTACTGTTACTGCTGATACAACAGGAGTTGAAGCTAAATCACTTGAAGTTAAAATAACTCTAAATTTAAAATATCTTGCTGTATAATTTCCAATTACAAAATTTTGAAAAGCTGTATAAGTTGAGTTATCATCACTTGTTGCAATCTCAATATGTGCATGAGAATTAGATGGTGTATCTCCATCAAATGCACCAGAAGCAGAATCAAAATTACCACTTCTATTATCAAATAAATCATCAGGGTCAGATGAAGTTTGCGTTAAACTAGCTGTAAGTCTGCAAGTATGTTTAGCACCTATGTCAACTACATCTGCAAATAAATAATTACCACTTGTATAGAAATCTGCATTAGCAACACCTGAATCAAAAAATCTAGTTGTTTCTGCATCAAAGTTTCCACTTGCGGCATCAAATAATTCTGATGAATCTAATTGTAATGTATCATCTACTATTGTTGTATTTGTTAATGTTCCATCAAAATCAGGGTGTTCTGATACTGATGTTATTGTATTAAAATTTTGAATACCTGTAACATTAGAAATAATACCTGTTGCGTTAGAACTAAAGTTACCTAATTTATCAACTGCTTTTATCAAGTAAGTTCCAACCCTTGCTGGTACATTAATTGAGGTTGCTGGTCTTGATACTTTTTCAACTAAAGATACAGAGTTAGCCCAATCTCCTGTTCCATCTGTTAAAAGAGAATATCTAATTTGATAATAAGCTAAATCTAAATCTGATATTTGAGTCCATGATAAATGTGCTTCTTGTCCTAAAATATTACAAGCAAAATCCTCTACATCAGAAGGTGGTTCTATTGCACCTACTATGGTTCTTGTTGCTGTTACATAAGTGGAACTAACTCCTAAACCATTGACGGCCTTAACTCTTACATTATAAATCTTTTGGTCAATTACATTTAAGACTCTATGATTTAATCCTGAACCTTGTGCATAAATGATATAATCAGAATCGGTACTTAATTTATATTCTACTTGATAATAGTCCACAAATTTATCTGTACTTGCACCAACAGTTACATTTAAAGCTACAATTACAGTACCATCATTATATTCAATTAATTCATCATCTAATGTAACACTAGCTGGTGGTTGAATAACAAATGGATTAGGAAGATTAGTAGATGGAGTTGATGATACTTGTGTTTTACTTGCCCAAGTATAATGTGCGTCTTGATGTTCCATTAAGTCTAAACCTAATGTAAAATCTGCATTAAAATTAATTCCTAAAATTCTAAATTGTTTGTTCGAAAATCCCAAGCTGGAATGTGTTACCCCTACAATATCTCCTATTGCTACATCATAAGCACTAAAGCTAACATTGATTGTTAAACCTAATGCTTCTCTTGATCTTCTTAAAATTACTTCTGCTAGTTCCAATGCTTGATATGGACTTGTTATTGTTTTCATGTCCACTCTATGTTCTAACAAAAATCCACCATCAACTACTTTCATAGCTGCGTGTTTATCTGCTGCTGAATAAGCACTATCATCTATTTCAGGCCATTGTACTTCATCAACTTGATAATTTCTTGCTGGATTAACATAAGAAATTATAACTCTATTAAACTTTGAATTTTTAGTTGGACTTGATAAAGTATAACCACCTATAATATCATCTTCTGTAACTGTTATTGCTGATGAGCCTGTTGTTTCACAAATTAATTTATATTTTCCTGAAACATAAGGAAGATAACCTCTGCAACCTTTTAAAAATTCTCTAACATTATCTATAACAGGACTTGATGTATCAATAACAGCATTACAATCCATTACATCTATTGTAGTTGAACCATAAGCTGTAACATCTGTATCACAAATTCCTGATGCAGTATAAAAACTTGGTATATCAATACTTCCTATTGCTAGACCTTTTCCATATCTTGCGTTTGTTAAATAATCTAATAAACACCAAGCTGGATTATCTGAATGTGCAGCAGTTTGTGCTACTGAACTTGAATTATAAGCTACTACTTTTTTACCTTGTACGATTGATTGAACTTTTGGTATTCCTGTAAATGCGTCTTGATTCCAAGTAAATTTTAAAGCTAAATAAGAAAGACCTGATAGTTTATGTGTACTTCCCCAACTAGATAATGTTGATAATAATGATGATGCAGATTGTCC